GGAAACAACGTCACCCACATCTAATGCCAACACGGTCGCGAACAAGGCCGTCCCGCAAGCATTGAGACTCGTTGAGATCTGATCAAATCGGATCTTTGGTTCTTTGTATTTGTCAAGAATGTTCTGGGCTAACGCCGAACCAGCAGCCAAAGTATTCAACGGCACATTTGAGAACGACAACGTCTGCACACCGTATTGAGTTTGACTTGTCGCATCGGCTGCGACCTGTGCTGCGGTGCCACCATCAACATCTATCTGCACACGGTTGAACAAAGTTTCTTGACCGTATGCGACACCGATGTCGAGTAGCGGAATCTGGTTGGATGCTGTGCCACCGAACCCTGCGATAGCGGTAGAGAACGTGAAGTCGACACGCTGATCAAACACAATTTCGTTCTTGCGGTTTGCGAAGAGCCTGCCATCCTCAGCGATCGCAACAGCCTGCAACGCCGACAGAGTGTTCACGTTCGCGTCATAAGCAACGGTGCCACACGTTGCCAGTCCTGTCTCGATGCTTCGTAGTGCGGTCGAGTAGTTGACTTCTGGTCGGTTCAAGATTGTGGACACACGCGCAGACGTAAGTTCTGATGACGGTGTGAACGCGGCGAGACTTGTGCGACTCAACTCGTACAGTCCATCGGCTGCTGTGATAGAAGCAAACGATAGGTCAGGCATTGAGTAGGTGATGTCTAGGTCTGTGATTGCTCCGACGAACAGCTCGGCTGTGCCGGCAAGAACTTTGATGGCGCGTCTCGGTGCGAGATCAAATGTGCCTGCATACCAGGTCGATGCGGTGTTGGCTGGGTCGAAGAGTCTGCCTGATGCGCGGTCGTCGGCAAGGATGCGACAAGTACCAGGATTGAATTGCTCGACTTGAGAACCACGGCCACGTTGAATTGCTACAGACAACACATATTCGGTTGCGTCCACAAAGTCTGTCGAGCCGTTAAGCACATCAGTGCCGTTTAGTAATGATGAGTCGAGTGTGAATGCGTCAGCGACCGCACCCACATCCAACAGAACCGAATACGGTTGACCCCACTTCAAAGTCTTCGGCATGATTACGCGACCGCGAACTCGAGGAAGTTGTTCCCGCCGATACGGCTGTACTGTTGCAACACTTCAACGATCTGACGCCCAGCCTCAACACCGTTCGTCCCGATACCCGTCTGAATGATGAACTGATTCCCGTTACTACCTGTCGGCGTCGCGGTGCGTGTAGCAGTTGATGGATCTGGGATGCCACTAGGCAATGAAGGAATAGTCAAACCACTCCGACCAGTGTTTGTCGCCGCATCACCAGCAGCCTTGATCGCATCGGCAAGACGTTCATACGCTTCAGTCTCAGAATCAACAGCATCAGTCAATCTTTCCGATGCAGCTGTCTGACGGTCTTTCGCCTCATTGACTTCTTTCAAGAGATCGTTGTAAAGATCAGAACCTATAGCAGCACCATTCACGGCCTCGTTCAAAATCAACTGTGCTTCAGCCAAACCGTTCGTGGCTTCTTCCTGCGCGTCAGTCGCGTCCTTCACAGAGATCTTCGCTTCAGCCAAATCAATCTCAGCCTGACGAATAGCCTGCGCACTTGAAGTCGGATCGGCTCGAAGTTCAGCCAACTTCAATTCCGCATCACGAACCGCAAACACCGATTGCTCCACTCGATACCCAGCCGTCTCAACATTGCGTTGGGCTTTGCTCAATTCTTTCTGTGCTGCTTTAGCCTCAGCCGAATCCGCACCATAGCCTGCGACCGCTTTGTTGAATCGATCTTGTGCTGCGGTCAGATCCGTGTTAGCGGAGTTCAAAGACTTCTGAGCATCAGCCGTGGCCTTCTGCGAACGGGTATAAGACTTTGAAGCAACCTCAGATTGTTTCAACGCATCTGTGTACTTCTTCATCTTTTCGGCGGCAGTTTCAACAACCTTTGAAGCACCACCAGTTGCGGTGTTAAATTTTCCGTACGTCACATTTGTGACGCCAAGCGAGAACGCCAACTGTGTCAACCGATCGGTCTGAGTCTCTAACTGTTTAGCGATAGGTACATTCAGAATCTCACGACAAGCACCAGCGATATCCAAATACTTTTTGCCGATCTGTTCGGCGATAGGGATCGCCCGATATTGCTGTTGAGTGATCTCTTCGGTACGTTTCTTGACATTCATCATCGGGATATCTAGAGGAAGGATGATGTTGAGCAAACCGTTGAACCCGTTGACAACCTTCTTCAATGCAATGTAGGCGTCCTCGAATCTGCCACTCAATACGATGAACGCACCAGCCAATGCTGCGATTCCAAGAATGTAAAGACCAAGAGGATTGGCAGTCATCAAGAAGTTCAATATCGCCTGGGCTGCTGCAACCGCAGCGATTCGAAGCGGAAGAAGTTTTAGATAGGCGGAATACAGAAGTACGGCACCAGCGACAGCGGTGAACGTGATGACAAGCCCAGTGAACAATGTTGAATGATCCTGGGCGAATGTAGCTAACGCCTGAAACAACGGAAGAACTGCAGCCAACGCCGGCACCAATGCTGCACCGATGCTTTCACTGAGTTCAGCCATCTGTACTTTGAGGATCTGCATCTGTCCTGCGGCTGTGCCTGCGGCGGCTTGAGTTGCACCACCAAATGTTGTATTCAACTCACTGAAGATCTGGTCAAGACTTTGACCTTCTTTGATGTTGTCGGCCAACGCAGGCGACAATGCCTTCAATGCTTTGAAGTTATCGTTGTAACTTTTTGATAGAGCATCGGCTACTTGAGCTAGTGGTACAGATGTGCTTATTGCAATATCTTGTGCAAGACCAAGGTCTTTTTGGGCGCGAGCCAAACTGCCTGAACCGAGCGCGAGTGTCGCCAGAGCCGGACGAAGCTCAGAATCCGCCACACCGGACGCGAGACTCATCTGGGTTATTAGACGCTCCGTCTCAGCGATCTGTTCGGTTGTTGCACCTGTGGTGTTCTTTAAGGCTTGAGCAAGTTTGACTTGTTCTTGTTGGTCTTGAATTGCGGCGTTGACTGAACTGGTTAAGAGTGCGACACCAGATGCGAATCCTGCGGCGGCTGCAATCGTTACTTGTCTGAATATGTCTTGCGTTGCTTTGGCTTGTGCAGTTAATCCTCCTGTTGTCTTCTCACCTTCGGCTTGTAGTTTTTTGAACGCAGCAACAGCACTACCTGCATCACCAAGTATTTTTACAACGAAAGTGCGTTCACCTGCCATGGTGACGCAATTCTACTCAGTTTATGCCTGCTCGTTTCTTGAAGTCAGCCCATTCAATCTGAATGCTTTTATGTATCTGACCTTGAGTCATGCCATCATATTTTGACAAGTCAACTGGTGCATCCCACCAACGCGGATCTGCGACATGGCGATTCTTCTTTGTGCTGGTGCGTTGCACAGTCGAGCGAATGTTCGGTGTGTTGAATCGTCGTGTCGGTGCAGCGATGTCTGTGATGGTTGGATCAAGGAACCGCCAACCTGAATGATGTGTTCGGAACTGCTGACCTGCTTCGTGCTGTGGCATAAAGAAGATGCGGGCAGGGTCTTTTGTCGCTGGGTCGCCTTTAAGACGAAGACGCTCATGTGTCTCGTACCAAACTTCTTCCCAGTTCTGCACCGGCACAGCCTGCTCAAACGGGATGACAACGTGCCAGTGTGGATTATCTTCCCGATGCGACCAGGTTGTGTAGGCGAAGTGTATATACGATCCGAGATCAGCCTGCTCGAATGCTTCACCGTCAAGGTCGGCAACCAATGCCCAGATGTGCGACACGTTTGCGTTGCCACGGGTCGTGTACTCGCGATAGGTGACTGGCGAATATAACTTGCCGTCAGACTTCTGTCCACGTTCTTGATGGTTGCCAAGGATTGTGGCGAACTCCATCCAAGATGATGCGATGGTCTTTGGGTAGACGGACTTGACAGACGGGAACCCGACGACTTCAAACATTGTGCAATCCAGTTTCAATGAACTGGCGGAGCAGTTCAGACACAGTCACATCTTGTTTCTTGGCTTGACGCTCGATCAGTGTCTTGACTTCTTGGTCAAGCCTGATGGTGATGGTTGGATATTTTTGATTCATTGTGCTAGTTCAAACTCTTCAAAGAGCCAGTCAGCACGTTTCTTACCGCCACGGCATGACCAAGATACAGACCAATTTTTTTTGGCTTCTTTTAGATCCTTGCCGCATGTGACTCCGTAGTGAACTGGTTGACGGTTCTCGTAATCTCCGTAACCGTCTTGCCAATCGTTTGTGCTTACATGCTGTATGCGGGACACTCTGAACATCTTCAACATAACTACCTCCTCAGGTATGTAAGACAACCTAGCGGAAGCGTAAGACAAATGCAACTATTCTTTTAAGCCTTACTCTGTAAGGGTTTCAGCCAATGCCTAGTTTCTTGACAATTCTCTCAATGGCATCTAGATATCTTTGGGCAATCAAGTTCTTTTTCTTGCGGACGGTAGGCCAGAAGAAGTACCCAGACTGACCACGATGCCTCAAGAATTGTTTGGTAGTTGATTTGGCACCACCACCAAACTCGGCACCGAAGAACACATCACCCATCGTTACCTTGCGAGTCAGACCTGGACCTTGCACTAATCCGCGTTTCCGATTAGATCTGCTTTTAGATTTGAATAACATATTTGGTTTCAAACGAATTGAAGGAACGCGATCTTTTCTGACCTGCATACCTCGCATGACTTCTAATGCTTGACGAGATCGACTGACACTACCTGCTTCAACTTTGGCAGCTTTCAACAAGTCTTCTGCCAAACTTGTTGAGACATTGCGAATGTTCTCATTGAATAAGTCACTTGCCTTTGAGAAGTTACGCAGCATCTCATATAAGCCTTCAACTTCGACTGTCAGTGCAACTCCGCCGGCACGACCAACTGTCGAACCTAAGTCACCTGGCTGGTTTGGGAACGCTGACTTGAGATTCCTTGGTACTGGGAACGCCATCAATTTTTCCTTTGCGGTGGATTTGATTTGATGTTCTTCCAGCGCAGATAGCCGACCATCGTGTACAGCATTCTAGGTGACTCTTGCAGAAGCAAACTTGGCGATATACCAGTCTCGCAGGACAAATATGCGATCAGCCAGTGGGCTGAGGATTCTCCAAAGGGACGATCTGCGAATCATCGCTTGCGACCTCCAACATCTCAACTGTTTCAGTCCATTCTTCAAACGTGACTTTGACTAAGTTGCGACGCTTCAATGAATGCCAACACAACCATGCAAGGTCGGTCAGTTTGACATCGCTTTGCATGCTTGTGATCGGACGATTCTTTTCACTTTCAAACGCAATGAAGTCTGCGAAGTGTGCAGTGACTTTTTCTTTGACGCCCGTGTTGAGCGTTACTTCCATTGCAAGTTTCATTCTTACCTCCTGATTGTTTAATTAAGAACTATGCGATTGTTTTTGTAATCGTTCCACTAATTGGCCAGGTTATGTCACTTGTGTTCAGCTCGCCCACCGCGCCGTTTACGGGTTCAAAGTTTGTGCATAATACAGAGAACGTATAGTGAGGCGAGGCCGTTCCTGCTGCTGCTGTGCCGGCTGGTTTCACAATCATTGTCACCGCTGTTGAACCAATCAATGGCAAGATCAATCCGTCAATCGCGTTGTAGTCGTTCATGATTGAAAGAGTCACTGAGTTGTCAATCAGACCTGACACGCGAGTTACTGCACCACCAGATCCAAAGTTAGTTGTTGGTACTTCGGCAGCCGAGGTGCTAAGAGTTACAGCGGCAACGCTCGATGTGATGTCGGTACCGTTGAGTGAGACGTTTGTGTTTGTGAGAACTAACTTTGCCATGATTATTTATCTCCTGCCTTGTCGGCCTTGGAAGTTGATTTATCTGCCACCAGAACAATTCGACCCGATGCCAGTAGAGAGTCTAGATGGTCAACTTCGTCGCCATCAATAGTGGCTGGATATTGTTTATCTAGAACCGTGAAGCCTTCGACTACCTGATATTTTGCCATGGGCTAAGCATACACGACGACACGAAAGTCAACCGTCAGATAGGTCGTGTCGTTCGCGTCAATCGTTGCAATGTTGGATGCGCTCTCAACGATCAGTGTCTGGGCATATCCGCCCAAAGTTTTGTCGCCTTCTATCGCCGCTCGAATACCGTCATCAAATGACAGGTAGGTGTCCATCAGGTTTTGTGTTGACCGTTCCGCAGCACGACCGACAATCACGCTGACCGTGAACACATGTGTGACCAGACCTGCTCGCATCGCGCCGTGGTAGGTGATTGATTCCAATGTTGGGAATGCGATACCGCCGAGCGATGGGTTGACCTGATCGGGTTGCTGTGCGAATGCGCGAAGATTCGTGATCGTGGCAAGACGTGTCTGGAGTCCTGTTTTGAGTTCGGTGACTGTTGCGGTCATGCGAACATTCGCATTCGGCGATATGGCTCGACAAGTTGTGCGACGTCTGGGTCAAGTGCGCGTGTCACTCGTATCGCACCCAAGTCTCCGAAGCCGGCAACGCCGAGCGGTGAATCGTAACGCTTGAAGATTCTTGACGCCTGGATGATCACAGCTTGTGTGATCGGCTCAGGCACAGCAGGCCAACCGTAGACGGCGGTGAGTTGCACCAATGCTTCTGATCCGAAGTTTGCGTTTAAGGTTGGGAACAGATAGTCGCCGACTGCGCGGATGCGTGTGAATGGGACGGTGAGTCCGTCCAAGATTCCGTTGACTGGTTCTAGTTGCCAATCGCTTGGAGTCCAAGTGACATCAAAGTTGCCGTCCGCATTGGTTTGTGTTTTGAGTGTGATCGCAGTTCCAGAGATGTCGTCAATCTCGCACACGAATGAATCGGCTGCGGTGAACACTCTCGTCGTCGCGGAACCATACTTCCAGAACTGTCGGTTGGCATAGCCGTCAATCAACCGTGACGCCGCTCCAGCACAGTTGTCAATCAGGTCGTCGTCTTGTGTGTCGGCTGTGCCGATTCGAAGAGCAGCCTTGATCTGGTTGCGTGTCGCGTAGCCGTTCGTGATTGCCATGGTCTTCCTATTCTACTTCACGGTCTGAACGAGTGTACTCTGCGATGAACTTGTGCATCTCAATGTCGGCTTCAACATTTGTATCCGATGAGATACGGTTCGGTCGAATATCGTTCACCAACACTTGAACACCTGTCGGCTTGAACCATCTTGCACCATGCACATGACACTTCCACCAGAACGCCCAATCCGACCAATAGACCGAAGGGTACCCACCAGTCCGAGTCCAGATATCTTTCGTGAACCAAGACGTACCCATCACATGATTCCGCATCGGTGCAGTCGCAAACATCTCAGGCGCGGAAGGGTTCACCCCACCATGCGACATGAACCTCAAAGTGTTTGCAACAACATCAGCGATCTTGTCAAGATTGTATGGCAGACAAGCAAACGCATCAAGATAAAACCTGTCATCCATCGCAAGCGGAGCAACCCAACCTTCACCGACCGTGGCGACCGCGGCATTGATCATCGCATCACAGGTTCGAGTCCGACACTCAACAAGTCGACACGGCAAGTCAAGCGCACCACAATCATCGTCAGGATGATAAGCAACCACCACATCGTCAGCCGGTGGATCTAACGCCTGCACCGAATCCCACCAACCTTGAACCTCACTCTTGTACGCAGTACCCCACACCAGCCCGACAACAGTGATCATCGTTTGCGATACCACGAATCAG